CAGCCGCGCTCTTCGCTTGAGTGCCCTGCAGCGCTTTGAGCTGCGACTGGAGCGCGACGACCTGCGCGTTGAGTTCGCCGATCGCCTTGGAGTTGTCACCGGAAGCCCTTGCCGTCGCAGCGGCCGTAGAGATTGCCTTGTCGATGTCGGCGGTACTCGCGCCGTCGGCGAGGCCGACGCTCTTCGCGAGCGCGGCGTTGCGGGCGACGACCCCGCTCTTGATGTCCGCGAGGGTCGCGGTCTCGGGCAGGCCCATCACGGCCGCGATGCCCTTGACGCTGGCGGTGGTCGTGGCCTGTTCGCCGACCAACTGTTTGACGGCGTCGAGCACGGCCTGTTCATCCGCGCTCGTCGGCAGCTTGAGCAGCGCGATCAGCGCTGCCAGTAGATTCTCCATCGATCCTCCTTGGGAAGCGAGAGCTGGAAGTTGCGAAAAGTTCGGGTTGTTGGTGAGCGCCGCGCGCAGGAGCTGCTGCACCTGGCCGGCCTTGTCGTGGAAGAAGGTCGGACTGATGAACCGATACTCGAGGCCCTTGATCGAAGCGGAGGCGCGCTCGGTCCATTTCACGCGGCCCCAGATTCCGTCGGCGCGCGCCTGCAGCTCCTCGATCCAGCCGGCCGCCGGCGCCGGGCCACCTTTGGGCGCGGCCAGGTCGATCGCGTGGTCGTAGTCGATCGGCAACGGACGGTTGCCAGCCATCGAGAGCGCGACGATCGACGCCGCCGTGGCCTGGTCCGGGACCTTGTAGGGCCCGCGGCCGTCGACCGTCGGGATGGTCCCGATCGGCACGAGCTGGATCCACTCGGGCGGTTCGCCGGAGGGCAGCACAGACGCCAGTGTTGCGAGCAGCCGATCCACGCCTTGGGGGCCTCGATTGTGCGGGCGGCCTCTTGCCGCGCGGAGCGAATGGTGCGACCGTAGAGGCCTGGGCGGATGGTCATAAGGGCCAACCCTGTGGCCCGGTCCCGCCCGGCACCCCCAAAATCCAGTCGGTTTTTCCCCAGCGAGCCCCAAAAGGCTGGGTCGCCCCTTAGGGGTACCCCCAAGGCGGGTTTTAAAGGGGGGTTAAACGGGTCAGGAGCGGCCTCAAGCCCTTGGGCCGGGGAAGGACAGGGCCCCCGAGCCCTAGGCCCGCTGGGCGGCCGAATTTGGTGAACTGGTTAACCGCGGCTGGATCGGGGCCCGGATATGGGGGCGCGGGCCCGGTTTCGGCCCCAGCCGTAGCGGCCCATCGGAGGTGCTTGGGCGACCTCGCTTCCGGTTGCGTGCTCACGCCCAGCAGCTCATCCCTGCGAGGTCGCCTCGCGCAGGACGCGCCCGCGTTGGCGCAAGGTGCGGATCTCGCGCTCCGGCTGCTCGACGCGGCGGACGTCCGTCACGAGCGCGGCCTCGCCGCCCTTCGCCCGCTTGATGGCCGCCCGGTACGTGTGGTCGCCGCGCGTGAAGAACACGACGGTCGCCGCGCCGTCTCGGATGATCAGGCCGCGGGCGATGATCTCCGGCAGGAGCCGGTATTCGTTCAGCGTGAGCGCTGCCTTCGCGCGGATCTGCTTTGCGACGGTGTCGCTCGGCAAGTCGACCCGGCGCACCTTCGAGCCGATCGCGCGCGCGATCGCGTCGTCGATCCAGCCCACCGGCGCATTGCCCTTCAGCTTGCCGGCCACGAGCGCGCGGAAGTCGTCGCTGTCGACGGCGATGCGCGCGGCCTCTTGGCCGAGGAACGCGGCATCGTATTTCGCCGGATTGGGAAACTGTGCGGCCTCGCCGACGTTGTACGCGAAGCCGGGATCGATGCCCTGGGGCACGCGCACGACCTCGCCGGTGCGGGCGTTGCGCCACGGCCGCGTCGGCGACGGCGGCGCCTCGTCGCTCACCTTGTAGCCGAAGCGGTCGAGATCGCGATCGGAGAGCTGCTGTACCGTGCACCGGCAGTTCCAGCCGTTGGGCGGATAGTGATCCTTCCACCACGGATCGTCGGCCGGCAGCACGGTGCCATGCCATTGCCGATGCTCGTGCCGCGTGCGCTGGTCGAGCACGGCGACATAGCGCAGATACGGCCGCCGCGCCTTGTTGCGCTCGATCTGCGCCCATTTTCCGGCCGCGTAAGACGTTCGCAAATTGACGTCGAAGATCGTCTTGAGGCGCCGCGGGCTGCCGAGCTGAACGTCACGCGTTCGCCCGGTCTTCGGATCCTCCATGGGCTTGCGGCCCCACCAACCCGTCTCCTCGAGCACAGGCCGCAGTCCTTTTTGGAACTGCTGCAGCGTCTGCCCCTCGGCCAGCGCTTTGTCGACGGCGGCGCGGATGTCCTGCAGGATATCGAGCTGCATCGCTTTCGCGACGGTGAAGGCGCGCGCGTGCTCGCCCTGCCAAACGTCCTGCCACGCGAATGAGGGCCGGAATCCCTTCGACCGGAAGAAGCGGAGCGCCTCCTCCGGCGGGAGCGGCTTTAGCTCAAGTGTTGCCATCGGGGCACGTTGCGTCGCGGACGAACTGTTGAAGCTCCGGGTATGCACCGCGGCAAGCCGCAAGAAAGGCCTCTGCAGTGTCGCGCGGGATCGCGGAATCGTGATGGCCGCAACGGACGCATCGGCCACGCATGATCGGCGCGTCCGAATAGCGCGCGCGGCCACGGCGCCATTCCATACGATGCCCGCGGTGGCGACAGATCATCCGCGCGACAATGCCCGTCATCACGTCGTGCTCCCGCCATCGTCATCGGCGATCGGCGCGTTGAACTCGCCGGCTAGGCGCGCCGAGAAGCCGGCGCGCGCGAGAAGCTCGGCGACCTGGTCCGGCTTCATGTCCTTCAGCAACTTGGCCAAACGGTCGCGGAAGTCCTCCAGGCTGGACGCCGCGCCGAGCAGCTCCTCAATCGGATCGACGAGTGGCGCCATGACTTTCTCCCACCCGTCGAGCGCCTCTTCCGAAAGCGAGTCGAGCCCATCCGCGGGCGGCTCCTGCGCTTGGATCGCTGGACCGCGTGCGGACGCCGTCGCGGGCTGATCCGACGGAAAGCCAAAAGGCGCGGGCACCGCGGGCGGCGTCAGCACTTCGGCCCCTTTGTCCGGGTCGGGCAGCCCCAGCTTGTCGCGCACGACGCTCGTCTCGACGCGAAGCCCCATCGGCACGAGATCCTTCAACGCGGACACCAGGCCAGGGATGTCTTCCTGTTCCGGCTTGCCGATCCTGATGATCGGATAGCGCTTCTGCGGCCCGAAGTTCAGATCCACCGCAGGCTTCAGAAGATCTCGCCGCAGGGTCGCAGCCAGCACCTTCGCGTCGGCGCGCTCGATGTCGCCGCGCACCTGGTTGTGCTCTTGCGATACGGCATGGCCACCGGACACGGCGTCGGTCGTCGTGGTCTGGCCGAGCACCGCCTTGGAAACCTGGTAGTCCAGATAATTCGCAAACTTCTCGAAGAGCGCGCCGTCGCGATTGCCCTGGCCTTCCACAAACTCGATCGCCATGCCCTGCGGGATCATCGCCGCCGCGTCGGCCGCGATGTTTGCAAGCGCGCGCAACAGCGTCCGCTTTTCCTCGGCCGTCGCGTTCGGGTGATACTTCCCGATGCGCAGGGGCATTCCGTAGATCTCGGCGAATTGCAGCCAATCCTTGAGATCAAAGTTCTTGAACAGGTACGCCCACGCGACCGGCCGGGCCAGGCCGCCGCGGATCGGCAGGCCGGACTTCGCCTTGATGCGGGGGACGATGTACTTGTACGGCGGCAGCGGCGCGAGACCGATATTCGGCAATCGGCCGGGCCGCATCGCTTCGGGCGGCGTCTGCTCGACGCGCAGCATCGGCGTGGTGCCGTCATTGCGGTCGAAGCCGAACCAGCGCGGATCGCGCCAGATGAGCTTGGCCGGCATCCACTGCCGCTCGCTCATGTCCCACACGATTTCGGTTACAGAGAAGCCTTTGCCGACCGCATCGAGGATGTCGAACAGAACCTCTTCGATGTCGTCCGACGCAAACAGCTCGCGAGCGAAATCGGCAATCTTCACGTCCTGCGGATCGTCGCTCGCCGCTTCGATGGTGATGGGAAGCTGCGCCACCTGCCGCTTCCGCGTCCCGAGGACCGCCAGATAATGAAGGTCCTTTTCCTCCATGCGCTCGGCCAGCTCGAGATACGCGATCGGGTCGTCGTTCTCGGCATCGCGCAACAGGCGTGCGAGCTTGACCGGCGTGAGGCCCGCGGACGTGTCTTCGGACACGATCGGGCGCACGCCCGTGACGGTTGCCGTTGCCTCCTCACGCTTAAGCCGCTCCAGGTCGAGCGGCTCGTTATCAGGGCCATAGAGGATCGGCCTGGCCATCAGTACGCTCCATGTCGAAAGAGGCCGGACGAGATCTCTTCGTCATCGGCGGCGCGCATGCGCATGCGGCCGGCCGACGCGGCACCCGTCGGAACCGGCGTGTAGTCATAGACAACGGGCGCGCGGAATGACGCATACATCATGAGCGCCGCCGCGATCGCCGTGTCGCCATGGCGCTCGCGACCGTCGCTGCCAACGCGCCGGCGGCTTGCCGGCACCTGCGCTACGCCGTTGACCAGCTTCAAATCGCCGAAGTCGTCAATGACGTCGAGATCCTTGGGCACGGCGATCGCCCCATCCTCGAACGCCGATTTGAGCTTCGGCATATGCTCGCGATACCACGACTCCGACAGCTTGATCTGTTCGATCAGGTCGGAGCCGTATTTCTGCCAGGCCACCTCGGCGAGATAGGCGCCGTTACCGGTCGCGTCCATCGCGCCGCCGGCGAATCGCGGCAGGCGGTCGAGCACATAGAAGAGGATCTGCTTCTGCTGCTCAAAGGGGACGTTCACGAGTTCGACGATGAAAGGCGCACGCCGGAGCATCTCGCGCGATAATTGCGCCGGCCAGATGACGGTGCGGTCCACGGATCGACCGAAATCTTCGCCGAAGAACGAAGGCAGGTTCGGATCCAGCGTGGCAAGCAGCGGCTTCAGCGCCTCGTCGCACCACGCCTTGATCTCCGCGACGCGGGCATGCTCTGGCTGTTGCGCGAACTCTGCCTTCTTGACCAGGCGCGCAACCGGGATGTTGGCATCGGCGCGGCCCTCGACCAGGACACGGGGCACAAAGGTGCCGCCGCTCTTGCGCGGGACGCAGAACAGCTCCTCGTCGCGGCGCTCCGTGTCGGTGCCGTAGCTCTTGACGATGAGGTCGTACCAGGACCGCTGCGCCTCGGGCGCCGGCGTCTGGTGCTTCATCAGGCAGACGCGGTCATAGAGGCCGTTAGCGACGGCGTCGTCGAAGGTGTAGCGGTGGACGCTATATGGCCACTTGCCGGCGCGCGTTTCGACGATCAGCGTGTTGAAGGCGTTCTCGGCGCCGTTATGCGTCGAGATCAGCCGGATCTTTCCGCCCCAAATCAGCAGCGCGTTCGCCGCGCCGATCACCGCGGCCACGTCGTCGTGGAAGGCGGCCTCGTCGATCACCACGACGCCCTGCAGCCCGCGGATATTCGCCGGGCGGCTGGCGAGCGCGTGGATGCGGAAGCCCGATGCGAAGCGGATGCGATAGGCGTTGATGTTGCGGCTCTCGCCGGATGGGAGTCGGTCCTCGAACAGATACTCCTCGATTTCCACCAGCTCGCGCTGCACAACGCGCGCGAAATGGGCGCAATAGCCGATGAACTCAAGGCCCTTTTCTTTGACGTCGGCGATGTAGAAGACGTTCTGCCCGCCGTCGCCTTTCTTGGTCGCGGCGATGATCGTGTCGTCGAGCGCCTCGGCGAAGGTGATGCCGGTGCGGCGGCCCTTTTCGCAGAGCTTCAGATCGGATTGATCCTCAAGCCAGGCGCGTTGATGCGCCATGAGGATGCCTTCGGCGAGCGGATCGAAGTCGTCCGGGAGCTGCGCAACCGACTCGGGCAGATCCTTCCGGTCGACGATGGCGATGACGTCGCTCATGGCGGCAGCGGCACGGGCCTAGGCTCAGGTGCGCGTGATGTGTTTGACGCCCCACATCACCGCTTCTTCGACCTTGGTCTTCGCGATCGACGTCTCGCGGCTCGCACCTAGACGGTCCAGCAGATTCCAGAATGCGAGTCCTGCGTCCTTTACCTCCTGCATATCCGCCTTCTCGGCGTCGCTCAGGCGCTTGAACTCGTGGCGCATCACGTTATTGGTGACGCGCTCGTCGGACGTGCTGTCGAAGCGTTCGCTCACGATGCTCCTCCTGTTGGCTTGCTCGGTGTGGCCAGACCCAGAACCTTGCGGCGCAGCTCTGCCGCGCGATCGGCCGAGAGGCCGCCCTCGCGCGCCGCCTCGTCGACCACCTTCGCCGCTTGCTTGGCGACTTGCTCGCGGATCTTGATCTCGCGGTCGGCTGAGATCTTCTCCGCGGACTCCAGATCCTTGATCGCCTTCGCGATCAGCATGATGTCCATCGACTCCACGACCGCGCCTTCATCGCCCATCTCGGCGAGCTGCTGGAAGGCGACGGTGCGAAGCATCTCCGTGATCAGGCGGCCGACCTTGCTCTCGGGTTCGTGGCCGAGCTTGCCCACCCATACCTCGGCGAGCTGCTTGGCTTCGCGCATGCGCGAGGCCGTGCGCTCGAAGCTCTGGGCATAGCGGCCGAGCGCCGACCGCGACGGCAGCTCCTCGGCGGGAACCTCGTGCTCCTGGGCAAGCTTGCGGATATGGGCGACGATATCGTCGAGCGTGAACCGCCCGGTCTTCAGCAGTCCGTCGACGGCTGCTTTGACGGGGCCGGGCAGCGCCTCGACCTTGGAGCGGCGCGCCATCGCGTCATGCCCTCGGGCTGGGCTTCTTCACCCCAGGATGCGTGGCGAGACCCTTGGCGACATCGCAGCCGCGTTCCGTCGCCGTCGCGATGATCAAGCCCCCGAGATTCTCCGTGTGGATCAGGCCCTGCTCGGCGAGCCACACCAGCTCGCCGCGCACCTGGTCGCGCGTCGCGCCGAAGCCGAGCGCGCGAAGGGCATCGGTGAGAAGGCTCTCGTTGGCGCTATAGGCCGGTGCATCGGACAGGACGCGCAGGATCGACGTCCGCAGATGCTGCCGCCATGCTTCGCCGAATCGTTCGTTGCTCATGGCCTCGCCGCCGAAGTGAAGATCTGCTCGTGCCGCGTGACGACCTTGTCCAGCCGCTCGACCAGGTTGCCCATGCCCTTCATGTCACTCGCGAGGGCCTTCAGGTCGCCGCGCAGGCGTTCGATCGTGAGCGCGAGTTCGTGGATGGATGCCGCGTTCGGAACGCCGGAAAGGCGGCTCTCGATCGTGTTGACGCGATCGGTGAGTCGGCTGTGCTCCTCCTTGGTGACCAGCCCGCGTTTGACGGACCAGCCGATCCACAGGATCAGCAGGTTTAGGAGAAGGACGATCAGCGGCATCCACTTGAAGAAATCGTCCATCACGCGCCCCTCAATCGCCCGCAGCTACCGCCACAGTCGAGTGCGTCGCGGTCTTCGACCAGGATTTGCTCCGGCAGCTTGTAGCCACAGCGGATGCAGAGCCGGTCGGCGCGCGGCCGCGGGCGTTGCGCGGCGAGCCGCTCTTCGGCGTCCTGCAGGCGATCGATAGCGTCCATCAGTCTTTTCCTGTGAAGCGCGATGCGAGCGTGCCGAAGAGCGTCGGCGGGACCGCGCCCGACTTGACCGTCTTGTCGCGTGAGCGCTGAACCACGGACACGCCGAGCACGGCCAGCGCGACCGACCATTGCATCGTCATCGCTTCGATCAGGTCGGTGAGGCCGCGCAGGATCGTCATGGAGATGTCGCCATGACCGAAGAGCGCCGCGAGACACGCGACGAGGATGCCGAGGCAGATCATGCCGGTCTGCGCGGCCCAACAGTAAGCGGTGACATAGCCCCATGTCGGGCGCCAGCGTCGGACGTACTGGTCTTCCGATTGTGTCTCGGCCCGGATCGTGGCGTTGACCTCGCGAGTAGACTCGCGCCATTCATCGCTCGCGTTCTTGTCCATCGCCTCGATGTGGCGATGGCCCTCGGCAATCTGCTCGGGCGTGATCTCGTTGGCTTTGACGGCTTCGCCGACGTCGCCGAGCGCCTTCGATGCCGTCTTCGCAACCGGATGATCGATCGCTCCGAGCGCGCCGCCTACGACGCTGATCAAGGCCGGGAGGCCGACCTTTGCAAGCAGAACGCCCAGCGCGGGGATCATACCGGACCCCGAGCCCAGAGCAGGATGAATGCGACGACGAGTTCGCGCCGACCGCGGACCATCGCCGCGAGACCGGCCAGGACGCACAGCCCCCCGATCGCGTTCAACAGAAGGATGGGCCAGGGCACCCAGACGATCATGCGGCAGCCCCACTGCCGGCGGATTCCGACTGGATTACGACCTCGACCAGGTCGTCGCCGACGATGCGCGCGATCGCGGCCATGTCCCGGTCGCGCAACCGCAGGCAGCCGAAGGTCGGGACCAGCCGCCCGTCGCCGCGCCCGCCGTGGATGGCGAGCCCGGTTCGCTTGCCGAGGACGCGCGCCTGGAGCGCGTCGCCGTCGGCGCCGTTGAGCACGATCGCGAAGGTGCCCATGCGATGATGCGGCGGGTCATACCGGAGGACCTTGGCCGGCACATAGCCGCCGGTCGGTGTGTCGCCGTAGGGCTGAATCGGATCACGCGACGGGTTGCCCTCGTCACGCGCGCGGAGATTGTCCGCCTTGCCGAGGCATCCACCCGCGAGCACCACGTTGCCCGCTTCGTTGTGAAGACGAAACTCGCCCTCGTACCGGCGATCGTGCGGAAGCGTTGCGATCAGCTTGAACATGCCCCGCACATTGCGCGCGCGCGGGGCGCAACACGCAGGGCCACACGTCTTACCCGGTCAGCCGAAGAGGCGGAATTGGCGGGGAATCGCCTCAGGAGGATTTAGCACGTCTTGAACGGTTTTTCGCGAGCACTTCAAGCGAAGGGCGATCTTCTCCTGCGAGAGATCCTGGTCGGCGAGCCACAGAATCAGGACCCGCTTGGCGAGCGGGATGTAGAAGCGTTCACCGCCGAGGCGCGCACTGATGCGGCGCGCGGCATCCTCGCCCACGATGCGAACCAGCTCGGTATCGCCACCGCCGACCGGGATGTGGAAGCGTGCCCCGCCGCGCTCCAGCGACAGCTTCATTGCCGCGTCCAGGCCGGCCACCTCGGCGATGTCCGCCAGCGGCGACGGCAGCGGAATGCCAAAGGGCTTGCGGGGCGAGCTCATCCGGCGCGCCCTTCGTATCGCGCACGCGCCGCCGCGCTGCGCCGCTGCCGCGCCGCGGCGCTACGCACCCAGCTCCCGAGCTGGTTCGACAGCAGGCGCAGCTCGTCCAGCTCGCAGTGAACGAGGCCGGGCCGGCGCGGCGTCGTGTTGTTGTGGACCCAGGAATCGAGGCCGATGCCGGTGGGCACTTTGATCGCGTCAAGCGCCCCGAGGCGCGCCCATTGCGCGCGCAGCAAGGCCCGCATCGCTTCGATCGGCTCCACGCCCGGCGGAACGTCGAAGCCGACCCGCGCGCATCGCGCCCGCAGGCCGTCGATGACCTTGTGTGCCTCCGGCGCGCGCAGGAACTGGAGCGCGTCGACGCCGGCCTGCCGCTTCACGAAGCCCGCAAGCGCCGGCTCCGATGGGTCGGATATCTCGCCCAGGTTCCACAGATTGAGCCAGAGCGCGCGGATCTTCCTGGCCGTCGGATCGTCGGCGAGCACGCGGGCGCCCGCGCGCCTCGGTGCCTTGTGCTTGGTCGGATCCCAGCCCAGCGTGCGGAAGTGATCCAGCACGGCCTGGCGGCCAGC